TGCACTAAGCACGAACAAGACTTCAATGCTGCACCCTGACCTACAAGCTGATGTCGCCAAGATGCGTAACAACCAAGTGCCAGAAGATGTCATCTCTGATTACATTTCCCAGCGCAGCCAGTATTACGACAGTCTTCCAGCAGCCCCCGCAGCGGCACAACCTGCTTTAGCGGCACCTGCACAGCCAAACGCAGCGGCACAACCTGCTTTAGCGGCACCTGCACAGTCCGTCACACAAGGTATGCTGGCACAACAAGATGTGCAGGACAGGCTTATGGATATGGCTAGAAACCAGCAAGACACATTCACAAGTGGTAGCCTCGGTGTACAAGCTCCACAAGCTGCACTGTCAACCCCTGACGACAGCTTTATGTCTCCTGATGACGACATGCTTGCAGGTGGTGAGTACCCTATATGGGGCAACGATAACCCAGACGCTACTTGGGCGAAGGTTGGTAATGACATCCGAAAGGTCTTAGTCGGCAAGAACAGGCATGAAAGAGCAATAGAGGCTGAAAATCAGAAAATCAGGTCAGCCGAGATTGACAACGCTCCTGACCCTATTGAGCTTCCAAACACAACATTGCCTGATGATGAAAGCATAGTACCTGCTCCTACAGACCAAGGTGTTCTAGCTATGGACGCTGCTAGAAACCAGCAGGACACCTTCACAACCGGAAGCCTTGGTGTACAAGCTCCGATTGCTGCCAAATCTGATAACTCATCTGAAAGACCTGATGAGTCGCTTTTGAAACAAGCTAACGAACAGCTAGGCCAGTTAAACGCATCAAGTGGTCGGCGCAACAACGCTATGCTCACCACAAACCCTACACGCAACATCGGCGGTGACGCTAATGATCGCATCCGTATCGGCGGTGCTATGGTAGAAGCATCTCAGCGCGGCGGTCTAGCTGCTATGGGTGCGGGAGCAGCCGAGTTCGGTGCCATCGAGGATCGAGACTTGGCAGCATCAGCCGCCCTCGCTAAAGCGCAAGCTAAAGTAAAGCCAAAGAAACAGCTTGCTCCTATTATCGAGAACCCAACGGTAACGACCAATATCGACAAGCTGATCCCTCAGTTAGATGAGGACATTGCAAGCTGGTGGCCTAGTAATAAAGCAGGTTTTGTTGGCTCTCTGTTGTCTAATATTAATGGGACTGAAGCCCGTGACTTTGAGGCTAGACTTACAACAATCAAAGCCAACATTGGTTTCGACAAACTACAAGCAATGCGTGACGCTTCTCCCACAGGTGGTGCTTTGGGTCAGGTTTCAGAGATGGAACTAAAGCAGCTTAATGCCTCTATGGGCAACCTTGATAACTCACAAAGCCCAGAGCAGCTTCGTGAGAACCTGATTGCAGTCCGTGAGCAGTATGTTCGCACACTGGCAGCAATTAACGCACAACGCCAAGGTTATATACAGATGCAAGGTGGTGGCGGTTTGACCCAATCACAGGCGTACCAGCCTGATGCCAATATCATGGGTCTTATCCAGACATACACTCAGTAACACTTAGGAGTAAGATATGGGTTTGCAAGAACAACTTGCGACTGCCCTGCAAAATGCACATGCAGCAGGTGATACACAGGCTGCACAGCAACTTGCTCAAGCTCTAAAGCAAAGCATGGCTCAACCACAGGCTTCACAGCAGCAGTCTATATCTGCCCCACCAATGCCTTACTCCAAGGAGCCACCAAAGCAGACTGATAGCGCACTGGGTTACTCAGTCGATCAGGCTCAAAGACTAGCTGGCAAGGGTGTAGAGGCGTTTGGTGATCTTGTTGGCTCCGATACTGTCAAACAGTACGGCACAGGTGTTGTTGCTGATCAAGACAAAGACATTGAAGAAGGCGGGTACAAGTCTTCATACGATGGCAGCTTGCGGGAGACCTACGAAAAAGGCGGCTTCAGTGAAGCTGTCGGCTGGATTGCAGAGGGATTAGCCGAGAACGCAGCATCAGGTGGCGTAGCCATTGCTGGTGGTGGACTAGCTACCTTAGCAGCCCCATTCTCTTTGGGGGCCTCTGCTGTCATAGGCGGTGCCACGATTGCCACATCCACAGCAATGGCAACAGGTGAGTCTGCCTTCGAGCAAGAAGAAAAGACAGGTGATTACGACAGCAAACTAGCTGCTGGAACAGGCGTTATTGTCGGTATCTTAGACAGGTTTGGTGCCAGTAAGGTTATCCCGAAGCCAGACCTAGCTAAACTCTCAGGACAAGAGCTTGTAGAGAAGCTAATCAAGGCTGGTAAGCCAAATGCAGCCCAAGCTATTGGTAAACGTATTCTCAAATCCACAGTTGGTGAGGGTTTAACAGAAACAGCCCAAGAAGCTGTCATTGCAGGTAGCGCAGCGGTCAGAGGCGGCGAGTACACACAAGATGAACTGATTGATCGCGGCCTAGAGTCCTTTGTTCTTGGTGGAGCAATGGGTGGTGGCACAACAACCACTTTAGAGACTGCAAAAGCCACAGGACGCGGCATCCAGAACGTAACTGGCACAGCCCCAGAGGTTGTAACGCCAGAAGTACAAGCTGCTCGGTCAGACTTTGCCAATCGTTTGCAGAACATCGCTGTGCAGAATGGCATGAACCTCAACAATGTCGGTAAGATGGGCAGCAAAGGTGCAGTAGACGCTGTAGATGTAGCCCACAAAGACATCGTTAAGGATATCACCCTTGCTGTGTCCAGCATTAACAAAGATGCAACCTTCAGCTTAAACGAAAAGCCTACTGACTCGGCAGAGTTAGCCGCAAAGAAGGCAAACGCACGAAACGCTATCAGTGCAGCCAAGAATAAGGTCAAAGGTATTGTAAGCACACAAGACATTTCCGCTTTAGAAGAGCTAGTGGGTGGCACATTAGAAGGCCAGCAACTCCTCAACGCTATTAGAGAGAGTAACGAACTCACAGCTCTTCATAAATCTGGTTATGTCGGTGGGGTGTCCCAGTACACAGACCTTTTAGCCCCAATGGGCGGCGGTGCAGGGTATGACCGAAGCGCGATTAACGCTGAACGTATGCTTCGCCCACTTTTAACAGGCGGAGCAGCCGCGCAAACAGGCGGTGTGTCTCTTATAGGCCAAACAGCCGGATTTGTAGCAGGTAGAGCTATTGATGCTGTAACTGGACGCAGAAGCCGCGTTGCACGGTACATCAAGAAGAACACAGGCCAAGGCCAAGGCACTACTTCAACCATCTCTACACGCTCAAGAGCTATTGACGCATACAGACGCAAGGAAGAAGAGCGTAGGCAGAAGAAACTGGCTGCTCTTGTGAAACAGCGTGAAGCAAGAAAAGAGCAGCTAAAAAGACAAGCTGAAAAGCAAGCCGAAGAGCAGCGCAAACAAGCTATTAACCAACAGCTTTGGGACTCAGGTGCCAGAGAGCGTCAAGGCTACACAGGCGGCAGTCCTCAAGATGTTCTTCTCCGTGCCACAGGTATGGACATACCAAATCTGGTTAAAACTCTAGCCTACATAATCAGGAATAACCCATTAACATCTGGTTCTTTCGTGTCGGCTAAAAGCGCAATGCGTAGCTTGAAGAAGGGTGGAGAGATTAAGTATCTGAACGAGCTTATCACCTTTGTTAAAGACAATTATGAAGCAGCAGGTGCAACCCAGCCTAACCCACCAGAGCCGAGAGCATTTGGGGAGTACCAAGAAGGACAACGGCGCAGCCGAGCATACGAAGAAGGCAAACGACAAAACATTGCAGCAGCTAACGCCTTGATAGACGCTGTGCAGCAGGACGGTAGTTTAGACCCTTTAACAAAAGGTCTTATCCTAGAGAGACTGCAAGAATACGCTAACGGAACGATTGGTAGTGACCCTGTTCGAGCTATCCAAATGGATATGGAAAGTGCAGTCCAAAAGGGTGCAGATATGCAAGCCGTTCAAAAGTACATGGCTCCATACCTTGACCGGATCATGAAGCAGCAGCCACAGCAGGGTACTGAACAACCACAGCCGCCGCAGCCGCCTCAACCACCACAGCCGGAACAGCCCCAGCCACCACAGCCAGAACAACCACAGCCACCTCAACCAGAGCAACCAGCGCAAGAGCAATCTAACAGTAATGCAATTACCCCAAGCGTTACCCCAGAGACTCTTAATACTATGATCCCTACTGAGGCAGCAAAAGAACTTCGCAGACAACTAAAAGAGGCAGCACAAGACCCCCGTTATTATAACAAGGATTCCTCGCAGTATAAGGGTCGCACGGCGACAGACTTTGGTGCGGTAACTTTCCCAAAAGCCCATTGGACGAAAGAAAGTGCTTCTATAGTCCTCGCACTTAAAAATGAAATTGATCAAATAGCAGACAAGTTTAATGTACCACGGGTCAGAGGTATTAAACACGGTATCGGGTCTTATGGTGCAAACATGGGTGACGGGGTAATGCAGCTAAACGCTGACTCTTTCTACCGCTACTCTATTGGTATTGATCAGTCTACATCTGACATTAGTGTAGAAGAAAGAAGAGCAAAGGTAGATGCTCTAAAATCACAGATCAGAGATGTCAAAGAACAGAACAAAGAGTTACGAAGGCAAAGAGAGTCACTTCCACAGGGAAGCCAAGAAAGAGCCGACTTAACTGTTAAAATAAACGAAAACAATAAAAAGGGTAGCAGCCTTGCTCTTGAGGCGCGTGGTCTTACCAATGATAATCTAAACAAGTCTAATTGGAAACTAGGAGACCCACTTAGGGATCGCCCAGTGGTAGGTGATGCTTATGCAGATACCGGATTAGAGCAAGCTCGGCATACGATGTATCACGAAATGGGTCATCACGTTCACGCCTACTTTGGAAATGAATATAAAGGTGATAAAGCAAACCCTTTGATGTCTGAACTAGGTGGAAAAGTAAACAGGCGAAACTATACCAGACCTATTGAGGATTGGTTGAGAGACCATAAAAGCGAGGTTGTCTCAATAAAAGCTGGTAACAACAAAACCTTTCATCAAGCCATAGCTGACATTGAGGCTGACACCAGCGAAAACAATCTTCGTCAGTTCCAGCATTACGCACAGTGGAACAGTCATGAATGGTTCTGTGAGAACTTTGCCACATACTTCATGGGGAACACTGAGAGAGTTGACCCAGTGTTTGTGAAATTGATAGAATCCATACTCAAGGATGGGAAGGTTCCAAAATGAGCGAGCTGAGAGCTGACATATTAAACATGCTACAGAAAGGTGAAAACCTTACTGACAGTGATGTTAAAAAGATCAACGTGTCTTTTGATGAGCTTCAGAATAACGGTGACTTAGACTTTGACGAACTAGAACAGTTAGAAGCATTTATGCACCGTGTTATAGGCCAAGTCAGTGTAGAACCTAACTCTAAGTTGTCTCCCGATGGGCGCACCTAAGAACCCGCGATTGAAATCGCCACCCACAAAGGGCAACGGCGCATGTCCCCAACGCGCACCTAAACAAAACTACTTCTCGACTCTAATGGAAACCCCAGAGGGTCGGGAACTGAGAAAGCAGTGGTCAACCAAGCGTAGGAAAAACGCTGGTCGGCCTAAAGGCGTTCCAGATGGTTTACGGAAAGAGCAAGCCGATAACCTCCGAGCGAAAGTTAAAAAGGAAGCAGAAAAGGTAGTAGAAATCATGTCACAAAAGTACGGCGTAGAAGATGAGTATGCAAAAGAAGCACTAGGCACAGCGGTCGAAGTCATGCGTATGCAGGGCGAAACCCGTGAGCGTCTATCAGCCGCACGGCTAGTGTTAGACTTTTGTAAACAGAAGCCTGTGGCTAAATCAGAAGTTGCAGTTGCACGGGCAGAAGACTTCCTAGCTTCATTGCTAGTTGAAGATGATGATGGATCAGAAACTAAAGCAGGTTCGTAAGCGTCTACTATCTGAGTTTCCTTTTTATGCGCGTTCTGCGCTATCTATCAGAACAAAAGCTGGTGAGATTGCTCCGCTAAAACTCAACCCAGCACAGCAAATCCTAGATGAAGCTGTAACCAAACAACTCCAAAATGAAGGCAAGATTAGGGTTATTATCCTAAAGGCAAGGCAGCAGGGTCTTTCGACCTACACGGGCGGCTACCTTTACTTTTCTGTGTCTCAACAAAAAGCCCGAAAAGCAATGGTGATTACCCACCATGCCGATAGTACACGGGCTTTGTTCGACCTAACGAAGCGTTACCATGAACACTGTCCCGATATACTGAAACCTCACACCAAATACAGTAGTAGAAGGGAATTGTCTTTTGATGTCCTTGATTCGAGCTATGTCGTTGCCACAGCAGGTGGTGATTCCGTTGGTAGAGGGGAAACCCTCACTCATGTCCATGCCTCTGAACTGGCTTTCTGGCCTAAATCAACCGCACAGGACATATGGAATGGTCTGGCTCAAGCTGTACCGAATACTGCTGGCACTGCTATCTTTATCGAAAGCACGGCGAATGGTGTAACAGGTATTTACCATGATATGTGGAGAGGCGCGGTAGAAGGCACAAACGGCTTTGTACCTGTTTTCATTCCTTGGTTTGTGGACCCCACTTACATCGAGGAAGTACCACTGAACTTCGAGCGAACTCCAGATGAGCAGGAACTCTCTGAGAAGCACGACCTCTCAGATGAACAACTTATGTTCCGCAGACGGAAGATCGCTCAAAACGGGATCGACCTATTTCATCAAGAATACCCTTCGGAGCCTTCTGAAGCGTTCTTGACGACTGGTCGTCCCGTTTTCAATCCCCAGCAGCTTCAGAAGTCACTTGATAACTCAAGGGATGTAGAAGACAGGCTGGCTTTAGAAGGTGATGAGTTTCTACCTAATATCAGGGGAGAACTTACCACTTACCGCAAACATGATGAAGGTATGCAGTATGTCATTGGCGCAGATTCAAGTATGGGTATCCGAAATGGAGACTACTCCGTTGCACAGGTACTCGACTCGAAGAAACGTCAGGTTGCCATATGGCGTGGTCATGTCCACCCTGACTACTTCGCCCAAGTCCTTAAAGCACTTGGCGAGTATTACAATGAAGCGTTTATCATCGTTGAGAACAACTCTCACGGCATCCTGACTTGCACACGACTTGGGAAAGACTTTGCTTATCCTAACTTCTACACAGAAGTGCAGGTAGACAAGCTCACAGACCGAGAAACAGTCAAGCTCGGCTTCACTACATCTTCAAAGACAAAACCTCTGATCATAGACCAGCTTCGCGCAGCATTACGCGAGGGTGAGTTAGAGCTAAATGATGCCGTGACGATCAGAGAACTCATGACTTACATCGTTACCGAAACGGGTGCGATGGAGGCTGAACCTTCTTGCTTTGATGACTGTGTGATGGCTCTTGCTCTGGCAAACCATGTTCACGAAGGAGCTTGGGAACCCGTGGAGACACCACATGAACTTTACTTGGAAATGGTCTAAGATATGGCAAAAGTAGAAGAATACGAAAAGCTAGAAGACGATGAGATTGTAGCTATTCTGGACTCAAACATACGGCAGTCCATCGGCTCATTCGATAGTGATCTAGCCCGTGAACGTAAGAAGGTCACTGACTACTACAATGCCGCGCTTCCAAAGCCAGCGCATGATGGCAACAGCCGATACGTCTCTCAGGATGTCTATGACACAGTAGAGTCCATGAAAGCCGCGCTGCTGGAGACGTTCTCTAGCGGTAGCCGCATCGTCAAGTTTGCACCGCAAGGTCCAGAAGATGTGCAATTAGCGTCTGTCTGTAGCGCATATACCGACTTCGTATTGTTCCGGCAAAATGATGGTTTCGGTCTATTTCGCTCAGTGATCCACGATGGCCTTGTAGCCAGAGCCGGTATTGCAAAAGTGTTCTGGCAGGAGAGCAGTGAGGAAGACCTACAAGAGTTCGAGGGTCTTTCCCAAAGCGAACTCGATATGGTCTTAGCTGAAGACGATGTTGAACTTGTCGAGAGTGATGAGGACGAAAACGGCTTGATTAGTGGTGTAGTATCTTCACCAGTCTCCACAAGTCAGGTTGTCGTTGAGGCTATTCCACCAGAAGAGTTCTTGATAGAGAGCCAAGCTGTAAGCCTAGAGAAAGCCAACTTCGTAGCGCACAGAACACGCAAGACGCTCTCAGAGCTTCGGGACATGGGCTTCGATGAAGATATCCTAGACAGCATAGGTGAGTCTCATGAGGATGTAGAGCTAGAGACAGATGCAGAGCTTTTGGCACGTTTTGACAACATTGGCTCAGATAGAGGCAATAGCAGTCGAGGCTACCAAGACCAAGTTCGCACGATCATGGTCTATGAAATCTACATCAACCTCGACATCGAGGGTACTGGTATTGCCAAGCTGCACCGCATCTTGAAGGCCGGAAACGCAATCCTAGAGAAAGAAGAAGTAGACCGCCTACCGTTTGTGGTCTTTACACCTCTTCCTATCCCCCATGCTTTTTACGGCAGCAACTTTGCAGAGAAGCTAGTTGCAACCCAGAACGCACGGACAATCCTAACTAGGTCGATCCTAGACCACGCAATGATCACCAATAACCCACGGTACATGGTTGTCAAAGGTGGCCTGACAAACCCACGCGAACTTATCGACAACCGTGTCGGTGGTCTGGTTAATGTCAGCAGGGTCGATGCTATTAGCCCAATGCCGCAAGCATCTCTGAACCCGTTTGTATTCCAGACACTACAGCTTCTTGATGAAGACAAAGAAGACAACTCAGGTGTCAGCAGACTCAGCCAAGGGTTGAACAAGGATGCTATCTCGCATCAAAACAGTGCCGCAATGGTTGAGCAGCTTGCCACCATGTCGCAGCAGCGGCAGAAGATCATCGCAAGGAACTTCGCTAACCAATTCGTCAAGCCACTCTTCCACCTAATTTACCAGCTTGTTGTCGAGAATGAAGATCAGCAAAAGATCATCGACTTGTCAGGTGAGTATGTGCAGGTGAACCCATCAGTATGGGAGAGTAAGAGAGACGTTATGGTTCAGCTACACCTTGGATATGGTGAGCAGGAAGCAGAGAGCCAGAAGCATCTAATGATGCACCAGATGTTCTCACAAGACCCAATCCTGCAAGGCATGTATCAGCCTCAGAACGCCTACGCACTGGTTAAGGATGTAATGGAGAAGGCTGGCATCATGAATGTCAGTGATTACCTAACACCGCCTGATCAGCTACCGCCGCCACAGCCTGACCCTGCACAAGAGATGCAGATGCAAATGGCACAGAAGCAAATTGAGCTTCAAGAACGCCAGACAGCAGTCGCAGAGGCGAAGGCACAGGTAGACGCGCAGATCGCGCAGATGAAGATGGAGCTTGAGCAAATGAAAGCACAAGCACAACACGCTCTACAGAGCGACAACCAAGACCTCAAAGAGCAGCAGTTCAAGTTCAAGCAGTTCATTGACAGTAATGAGCTAGAGATACTTCGCACTGCTGAAGACCTGAGAGGTATCGCATCCCCAACGGGATAAGGAGAGACTATGAGTAACGAAGAAGAGCAGTTGATTCGTCACGGAGAAGCATCAGAGCAGATACTAGGCACTGAGGCTTTCTCTGGGACTATCGACAGAATGGTGCAAAGCACTTTCCAAGCGTTTGTAAACTCTAAGCCAGAGGACACAGAGGCGCGAGAGCGTAGCTATGCACATTACAGAGCCTTGGTAGATATCGTTTCGACCTTGCAGCAGCAAGTATCGGTGAAGAACGAGATTATCGCCAAGAATGATCGTGACAACAACGAAGAGGTTGAATAGCACCATGTCTGACGTGCAAGAAAACAACAACCCGAATGAGGGTTTCCCCCTCGATGCAGAAGAAGCCATCCTTGCGAAGTGGGAAGACGCTGAGAACCAGCCATCTGAAGACGAAGCAGAGGCACCTCAAGAGAGTCCAGAAGAGACCACGGACACTGTTGAGGAAGAAGAGATTACTGAAACTGACGATCCTGATGAGGACGCAGAAGACCCTGATGAAGAGGAAACAGAAGACGATGATACAGAAGATGATACAGAGGATGATGAGGCAGGTGGTGAACCTGTTGAACTGTCTGATGATCTTGAGATTGATGTTGTCGTTGCTGGGGAATCTAAAAAGGTATCTTTGGCAAATCTCAAGCGATTGGCAGGTCAAGAAGCTAGTCTCACCCAAAAGTCTCAGCTTGTCGCTTCTCAACGTAAAGATGTTGAGGCAAGCATCGAGAAGAACCATATCGTTTTCCAAAAGATGCTGGAAAAGGCTCAAGAACGCTATAAGCCCTACTCAGAAGTAGACATGCTTGTTGCCAGCAAGACAATGGAAACGGAAGACTTTGCTCAACTCAGAAAAGAAGCTCAAGACGCTTTCAATGACTTGAAGTTTCTTAATGAAGAAGCAGACACTTTCTACAGTGACATCAAACAACAGCAAAAGACCGCAATGCAGGACGCTGCTAGAGATTGCGTATCTAAGCTCCAAGAGGAATTACCCGACTGGAGTAACAAGTTGTATGACGACATTCGTAGTTACGCTGTATCCAACGGACTGCCCCAAGACCAAGTTGACCAGTATGTAGACCCAGCGGTGATCATGTTGATCAACAAGGCTCGACTGTATGACGAAGGTAAGAAAGTAGCTTTGGTAAAGAAGAAAAAGAGTGCAGCTTCCAAAACGGTTCTTCGTAGTAAACGCTCACCAGACAATAAGTCATCTGCAAAAGCATCAGCCGAGAAAGCTCGGCAGCGCATGGTGCAGAGTGGTGGTCGTGACCTCGATGACATTGCAGCAGCTATCTTAGGTAACTGGGAAGCATAAAACCACACAGCCAGATAAGAAGGGAAAAACCCCACAATGGCAATTTACAAAACCTACGAACAGATCGGCCTCGCTGAGGACGTATCTAACATCATTTCTGATATCACACCAACCGATACACCTATGTACTCTATGATCAAATCAGAGAAAGTACATGCGCGTCAGTATCAATATCAGACAGACTCACTCGCCGCCGCAGCCGCAAACGCACAGCTTGAGGGCTTTACAGCGTCAGCAGGTACAGCAATCCCAACAACCATGATCACTGGTAACACCCAGATCCTACAAAAGACTTTCCAAGTATCAGCAACCGCTGATGCTGTAAAAGCCTACGGTAGAGCTAAAGAAACAGCATATCAGCTATCTAAGGCCCTAAAAGAAATCAAGAAAGACGTAGAGTTCGCCTTTGTTGGTTCTTCTAACGCAGGTAATGCTGGTAACGCCACAACAGCCCGTGAGATGGACTCAGCCGATCAGTTGATTGGTGCAGCTAACACTACTGCTGGTGGTACAGCGGCTCTAACTGAAGCCATGATCACAACTACTGGTCAGAACGTCTACAACAATGGTGGAGACGCGAGCATCCTAATGGTCAAGCCCGCAGATTCTCTTATCATTTCTGCCTTCACAGGTGCCGCTGGGCGTACCCGTGAGTTCAATGATGGTAACAAAACTCTCACGAATGTTGTCAATCTGTACGTCAGCCCCTTCGGTGAGTACAAGGTGGTACTTAACCGCCATCAGATGACAGACCATGCGTTCCTTCTTGACCCATCAATGTGGCGCACAGCGTCTCTTCGTCCGTTTGCGCGTACATTACTTGCAAAAACAGGCGACTCAGACACCCACATGGTTGTCGGGGAACTCGGCCTCATGCACAAGAATCCACTTGGATCAGGCCAGATCAACGCACTGACCTAAGTGTAGCGGATAGGAGTGAGGGGAGTCCTAGCGGATTCTGCTCTCCTTACCGCTACCCCTCACGCCTACACAAACCCTCAGAGGCTCATGCTTCTGGGGGTTTTCTTTTGTCTAAACACCAAGGGGATAACAATGAATAAAAAGATTGACCTTGTTGGAGTGCAAAACGACTTCAGTGAAGAGGCTGGAAACTTAGTTAGAACAGACAGCCAGAGCATCAGCCAAGCATTTCTCGATGACCTAAAAGACAAGCGCGACAGCAGCATGGGGAGACGCGAGGGTGATTATCAGCATGTCGCCTCGATCCCAACCATCTTTGTCGAGAAATGGAAGAAAGAGGGTTTCGACATAATGGACGGATCAGTTCCTTTTAAAGAAATCATAAAGAAGCTAAAGGCAGAAAACCTTGACGGCTTCATGGCAACAGAAAAGCAGGTTTAAACCATGAACTACGGCGATATCAAAAGTCATTTTAACAACCTTCTCAACAGAAACGATATCACTCCAACCCTAACGACTACTTTCATTGACCAAGGTATTGCCCGTATTCAAAGACAGCTTAGAACCCCACTCAATGAGAACGTGTCAACATACACAATCACAGCTAGGACACCCACAGTGACCTTGCCGCTAGATTTCCTTGAGATCATCTCACTGTACTACGATGACGTTGAGCTTCAGCGTATCCCTATGTCTAAGTATAGAGCAGTGGCTGCAAACCCTATTGCCGGAAACCCTACAGAGTTCATACGTCAGCAGCAGAACCTCTATGTTCACCCAGAGCCTACTTCTGGAAGCCTAGTTCTCTATTACTACGGCGAGTTCACACCGATGGTACTGAACACTGATGAGAACACGCTGGCTGCTGTGGCACCTGACCTAATCATTTATGCGGGTCTCACCTATGCTGCTGATTACTACCTAGATGAACGTGCGCCCATGTTCGAGCAGAAATACGGAATGTTCCTCTCTGAGATACAAGAGCAGTCAAATGATCAGGAGATGAATGGTGGTGTGCAAGCTATTCAGCCAACTTACACCTACACAGACTTCCAATCATCTTATAACACGAACTAGAGGTAACGATGGCGAACAGTAGTTTCTTCAAGAACACAGGCACAAGCACCCAGCTTCAAGGCTCCGCAAGTGCATCAGCCGCAGCGGCTCTAGCGTCAGAACAAGCTGCTTTAGCCAGCGAGAACGCAGCGCAAACCTCAGAAACCAATGCCGCCGCAAGTGCAGCAGCAGCCCTAGTCAGCAAGAACGCAGCCGCCAATAGCGCAGCTTCAGCTAACTCAGACGCATCAGCCGCCTCGATTTCAGCTACAGCCTCGCAAACAGCAGCGACATCATCTTCTGCAAATGCCGCTTTGACATCTGCCGATGCCACGCAAACAGCCGCAGATCGTGTTCAGACCGGCCTAGACCGTGTTGCCACCAGTGCCGATGCCGTCCAGACAGCAGCAGATCGTGTTCAGACCGGATTGGACGTAACGTCATCAGGTGCTTCAGCCGCAGCAGCTTTGAGCAGCCGGAACGCAGCGGCGACTTCTGAGACTAACTCAGCAGCTTCAGCCGCATCCTCATCTGCGGATGCCGCAGCCACAGCCGCAGACCGTGTGCAAACCGGCCTTGATGCCGCTTCTACAGCCGCCGATACCATCGCTACAGCAGCAGATAGGGTACAAACTGGCTTAGACGCCACAGCATCAGCTAACTCAGCGTCAGCCGCCAATACAAGCGCATCAGCAGCCTCTGCATCTCAGGTGTCAGCAGCAGCCAGCGCAGCTTCAGCAGCAGCGGTCTTTAACGACTTCGAGGACAGATACTATGGCCCTCACGCATCAGACAGCGCAGCGCAAACACACGTTACTGGTCTAGGGCTGACGGTTGACCAAGGCGACTTGTACTTCAACTCTACAGCCAATGAGATGCGGGTTTACGATGGTGGCTCTTGGGTTGCCGCAAGTTCCGCTGGTGGTGCATCTCTGATTAACTACCATTACACAGCTACAGCATCTCAGACTGCTTTCAGTGGCTCTGACGACAACAGCAATACACTTAGCTACACAGTAGACAATCTGATTGTCACAAAGAACGGTATCGTTCTTGAGGATGGAACGGATTATACCGCCACAGACGGCTCGACCATTACACTCGCAGTAGCAGCCGCTGCCGGTGATGAAATCAATGTAGTAGCGTTCAAGTCATTCACGACTGCTGACATGGTCTCAGCGACTAATGGTGGGGCTTTCCAAGGCAACGTGGATTTCGCTGCTGGCATCGATGTAACTGGAAACGTAACGGTAACAGGTACTGTTGATGGACGTGATGTAGCTACAGACGGCACAAAGCTAGACGGTATCGAAGCACTAGCAGATGTAACCGATGCAACCAATGTAGCAGCCGCTGGTGCAGCTATGCTAACTGGTGCGAATTTTACAGGAAACGTGGATGTCACTGGAACAGCAACCGTTGACCAATTAAACTTAGATAACGTGGGTGGGTTTGGAAACTTTGATAGTAAAGCCACAATATCAACTGAAGCCGCGTTTGCTGGTAGCGATACCGATTTTCGCGTTAAGACAACGGCTGGAAATGTAAACCACTTTGTCGTTCAAGCAACGACAGGCAACGTGGGCATTGGGACTGCTTCACCATCATATAAACTACATTCGACTACATCAGGCGGTTCGGATTACGCTGGTTATTTTTATAATACAGCAGGCTCTGGCAACGGAACATCTTTAGTCGCAAGGGGCGGCGCAAACAACGCCACACCAAACTTCCAAGTTCAAGACTACAGCGGTAACGCTGATTTTACAGTTACTGGTGCTGGCAACGTGGGGATTGGGACTAGCTCACCATTAAGAAAGCTGGAAATAAGTGGTGCCGGAACAGAAATGTCTATGGTGGACACAAACCAAGGCACAGACAGAAAAACAATGAACTGGTTTATGTCTGGGGACAAAGCGTATTGGCGTCTGATGAATGATGCCCAAAGTGCTGGTGGTGGGGCAATTCAGCTTGATTGGGATGGCAACCTTATTGCTAGCAATTATGTCCATGGTGGAGCTGGAACTGTTGTCCAAACTAGAGTTGCAGAAACGAGAACACTAACCTCACTTAATACAACAAGTTTTGCTGAATTTGGTTCAAACTTTAGGGTTTCAATAACGCCTAAATACAGCAACAGCATTATGCTGGTTGAGGTGTCTTTTCCCTGTAACCCTGATGGGGCGGCAAACCTCCTGATGCTGGCAAAGCCGGTAAAGTTTGTAGGTGGTGGTGGCGCACAGGATTTGTCGGCTCTTGGTAATTCAAATGGTTCAGCCAATCGGATGGCTGGGGGTGGTGGTTTTAGAAGCAATAATGGTTATGACACCAATGACCAAAACATCGTTACCTTCATGGGCTACGATATACCAAATTCAACAGCCTCACACCAATATGGATTTCATTACAAGTGCGAAGGCTCACAGACAACCCGTATTAACCATTCAGCAGGGTCAAACAGCGCATGGGGTTATACTGCGCCAACAATTATCCGTGTTACTGAGATTAAGGTTTAGGAGATTATAATGGGTTATATGTTTATGCCAGAAGCCTTAACAGAACTTGGGTTACGAGGAAGGCTTACTGGTTATCCAGACACACAAGAAGAGTTTGAATCTAGTTTCGAAATAGAGGTTGGTGAAGAATTAAAGCCATTCTCATTCTCAGACCACTCTGTAACTTGGCAACAAATTGTTGATAAATCTATTGAAATAGAAACTGCAAGGCCGATGCTAATGTTACGAGAAGAGCGTGACAGACGGTTGGTAGCATCCGATTGGATGGTTCTTCCCGACCGCACACCTTCACAGGCACAGTTGGATTACCGTCAAGAACTGCGTGACATCACAAACACCTACACATCAGTCGATGATGTCGTATGGCCTACTAAGCCGGAGTAACCCAACATGACAAAAGCTAACGACCTCGCGTCACTGCTGGACGCCAACGGTGATGTTGTGTCTAGCGCATTGGACAACGTACCGCCATCAAACGATGCGTCTGCGCTGTCTACAGGCACACTACCGGACGGACGGTTTCCTGCTGTCTTACCAGCGGTATCCGGTGCAAACCTGACTGGTATTCCGACACCGACCCTGACTAGCTTAGGCATAGACAACCACGACCAAGTGACCGTGACTGCTGGCGGCGCAGTGAGTGCCACTAGCTTTGCTGGAGATGGCTCTAGTCTCACTGGTATCCAAGCTGGGGCAGGGTACTTCGATGGGAACAACGGTGCGACTGGTGACACCACAAATGGCAAGGGTGACATCTTCCGTGTTCACTCTCAGACACTCAGTTCAAATGTAACCATAGGCTCGACAGACAACGCTTTGGCTGTTGGCCCTCTAACGATTGACAGTAGCACTACGCTGACCGTCAACGGAAATCTGACGGTGGCGTAAATGGCTAGTATTCTCAATGTAGACCAAATCAATAATGCGGCGGGTACGTCTGCTGTCACGATTGACCCAAGCACAGGTCACGCAACTTTTCCGAATGGGATGACACTGCCAGCGGGTAGTGTTCTTCAGGTTGTTCAATCTACTTACAGCAATCAACAAACATCGACTTCTGCATCGTGGAGTAACACGGGCTTTACCGGAACTATCACTCCTACAAGTGCCACAAGTAAGGTTTTAGCGTTATGCCAAATTCCTCTCATGTCTTACAAATCCGGCGGCTATGAATGTATTGGTTTCGGGCGTTTGTATAGAGATGCAAGCAACTACAGCGGTTCTATTGTAGTAAACGGATACGACTACGGTGGAAGTGGTCTGATTATAAACCATACTGCCGCCTTAAACTGGTTGGACGCACCAGCAACAACAAGTGCAATAACTTATACGTTCCAGTTGTGGCACCAAGCAGGATCTGAAACTCGACTTATTTATCAAGATGCTGATGCAAGTATGATTTTGATGGAGATTGCACAATGAGTACGCTCTATGTCGATACCATTAACGAGAAGACCAGCGGCAACGGTGTGCAGATTGCGGGTCATGTGGTTCAGGTTGTAAATTCACTGCTAACCGGAGGTGTCAGTAATTCTTCAGGAAGTTATGCCGACACTGGCTTAACAGCTTCTATTACACCAACTAGCTCTTCTAATAAAATACTTGTGCTGGTCAACCTAACAAGTT